TCTTTGAAAGAAACGCCAAATTATCCGAAAGAAACAAATCATCAGGGCCAAAATCAGACAAAATATTGTCCTCCAAAACACCATTAAGCAAAACAACATCATCAGCACTCTTAACTCCGCGCAAGCTGTCAAAACAAGTCACGCCACGCTGCGCAGTATAACGATAACCAGCATCACCATAAGAACCTGCAAACGTAGTAGGTAAACCAAGATAATCACCGAGACTACCTGTTTTAGCCATCGAATTAAAAGAAGTACCCTCCGAAAACAACAAATAAGGAGGAACAAGACCTTCCTTCGTTTTTCCGTAAAAATCTGCAAAATCCTTCCAAAGATTCCGATTACGAACATAAAAGAAATGCATACGAGCACGCATACGCGTCTGAACCGGAAACGCAGTAGGCATAAACTCCAAGGCAAACGTAGGTTTAGCCTTAAAAGTGAAACCAGGAATCACATCTTGTACCAAACAGGGATACAAAATACCAAACTTACCCGATAAATTATTCTGAAACGAAAGAGGAAACGTGTTACGTTTCGGGTGATTATTAATCTCATTCGTTCTTGCAAAAACACCTGCCATAACTATGGATTTAAGTGAAAATTAACTCGTGCAGAATCTGCACTTTGATTTGTCTCTTGTGAATTTTCCTGCGTGCTGTTCGTATTGTTCTTCTGTACCTGAATCGTAATTGAACAGGCTGAAATGATAGCAACCAATACCAAGACAGCAACAAGAAATTTTTGTTTTGTACTCATAGGCATAAATTTTAAATCGGGCGAAATATACAAAAAAACTCCGAAACTTCCAAACGCGAGCGGAATAAATGGTATAAATGCCCTACGGTGCAAGGCGTTCCGCCTTACAAACCTGACCAAGGGGACACCCCTTGGAACCCCGGGTGTTTAGGCGAGGCAAGGCAAAGCCTTGCTTTTGTCCGCAGGGACTTGCAGTAACGTCATGACGCGCACGTCTCCGGGCGAAACTGTGGTGACGTCTCCATGTCCTGATGTACACAGGTGTATATCGGGGAGCCCCCCGATACCCCCTTTCCGGACGGAAGGCGAGTTAGAAAGGCAAAAGGGTATCATCACGGTACTCAATTTTAAAAATGAAGTAGGGATTACGCTTACCAAACTCACGACAGAACCGCGTCAACAAACGAGCTGACCAATTGGAGGGAACTGCCAAATTCAACAATTCCTCTCCTGACTGTAAAGCAATGACTAACCTCATACAGCTAAAATATCATCATACATCTTTCTCATCAAATCAATTTCACGCTGGAGAGAATCCTTCCAAGTTTCATCAGGAAGAGCATCTAAACCACGTTCACGAGTTTTAATACCAAAGAACAACACTTCACGCAACATTCGACACTCTGTAACAGAAACCGTCAAACGAACCTTCTCACTAAATACTTGTACTCTCATAACAATTACCTTTTTGATTGCACTACAAAGATAGTAATTTTAATCAAAAGTAAATGTTAAACAAGCGTTAAAGAATTATTAAAGTTTCAATTTTCGTCGCGCTTCTTCACGTTTTCGCATAATATCATACTCGAGGCCATCCGTATCAAAACATCGCAATGGTAGTTGAAGACAAGTAATACGACGTATCTCACGAGACTGCAAAACCTCATCAATAAACGCTTCCGAAAAGTCATAAGTCATTAAAGCTAAGTAACATCGCTCAAAAGCAGCCAAGCGACGATTCAACTCGACGTCGATGCTGGCCAGCGCTCGCTTAGGGAGACCAGACATATCATAAAGCAAGTCACTCTTTACGTCACCATGATACTTTCGAGGAAGAAAAGCATAACGCTCATTCACACGCATCCAATATTCAGAATACACATGCTTACACTCAGAGGAATAAACACAGAAATACTGATAGGCCTCATTTAACTCATCAAAACAATCACGTATATCTTTAGGAATAAGACGAGAAGCAGTAGGAAATATACGATTCTTGAAATAAGTAGGCAAGGCGGTAGTCATGGTCATACCTGTATAAGGGTCTTTCACTGAAATAGTAAGCTCCTGAGGATTCTCAATACACCAATCACGTAACTCATCACACTTCTGAGCGCCAATACCATCACGACGGCTGCACATCCAAAAAGGCTTATTTTTACCGGGTGGAACTTTACCATCTTTACGCATATACTTCATGACATACGCAGCACCTCCAGTAAGAAGAGGAAGACACTTAACAAAACCATACGACCAAGCTTTCTCAATGACTTCCTGTGTCATCACATCATTCACAAGACGGTTATCATCAAGATACGGAAAATTCCAAAGAATGCCATGATAATGTGGACGAAAAGTCTTCTCCGGAGAGCCATATTCAGAAACAATAAAATAGCGAAGCTTATGAGCCACGTCAAAACCCATTCGCTCGAGAAGAATGCGGAGACGCTTCATAAACAATTGAACATGACGTTTGGAAACACCATCAGAAGGCAAATTCTCATCATTATACGAGGGTGTGATAAAAAGAGGAATCGTAGAAGAACAGGAATTCTCACAATGAACACGAAAACACCACTCTTTTACCTTTTGTTCACGACATATATCACACTTACCACAGGGAACCACATAATACATAGGGAAAAACTCACCGGAAACGGTATCAGCTATCCAATAGTTATTGACGTCAAACAAATCCTTGACACGCGCAGGGGAAAACCTATCATACGGCCATTGCTGAGCCATCTGGTTAACCTCATACCAAGAAAAATTTGTTGTAACACCATCTTCATGAATGCAATGTTTAGACAAAACCAAATCACGCAAAAAGGGATTACAAATCACACGAGGGTGAGAGCATTTAATAGGTGAAATCATAAAACCTTACTTTTTTTTTACCGATAAACTATAACTTGAAGAGGCAACCCGCGTCGTGACTACTACGTGTCACTCGCTAATAATATACCAAGCTATGTATATACCGCTCGCCGCGGTGGCCAACTCTGCGAGTTTGAGGGGAGCAGCACGGCTCCCCTACAACCTTGAAAATTATTTACGCTTAGAACGACGATGAATCGTACGTGCAGAATATCCTTTACCTTTCTCAGTAATGTCAGAAACAGTCTCATCAAAACTCTGAGGTTGCATACCTTTCCAAGTCTGGATAGAACGATTCACCTCCTGACACACCGTAGCAGACAAATCTACAACATCGTGAGCCTGCTCCATAGTTTTACGCCATTCAAACATATCAGAATCCATATCCAATTGCAAATGTTTAATTTTAGTATCCCATGCAACAGAATAGGCCTCATTCTGCATCTTCTCAGCAGAAACCTGCAGATTAAGAAGACGAGCCGTTTGAGTGGCAGCAATATCCTGAGCCTGCTGATAATTTAAAGCTGTCTGAGAGGCTAACTGTTTACACATGGCCTGAACTTGCTCAGATTCGAGAACCTGTTTCAAAGCTGTATACTTTTGTTGCTCATTCAACAAAGCAATATTAGCTTCCATCTGCTTATTCTCCATGTCAATCTTATCCAACTGCTTTTGAAGAAGTGCAGCTTCATACCGGAGCATGCCAACTTGACCATCTGTAAGCTTACGTTGAGAACCTTTCAACTCAATGTCCATACCTGTAAGACGCAAAGAAGAACCGTTAAGAGCATCACGAAAAGCAGCATCAGACTTAAAAATGTCAGTATTATACTCCTCAGTCTCACGTTTCTGGTCAACAAGTCCGGCTTCCGCATTCGTCTTACGAACAGAAGCAGCCAACAAAGATTGTTCCATAGCCTTCTGAATAGCATCACCGTAAGTACGCTGTTGCAAAAGACCAGAAGTATCTATAGGAGAAGAGGGGGCACCTGCAGTCATCTCAGGAGAAGCAGTAGAAACACCTCCCATAGCATTACCTTTAGAATAGTACATATGAGGATTGACACCAGCTTCACGCAAACGAGACATCACAGCCGAAGGAGTATTATAGTCATTATTACGCTGCCATTGTTCAAGATTCCATTTATTTTGCTTCTCTGCAAGCATCAAATTATAACGTCTATTGGCTTCATTCTCTTCTTTCTGAGCCTGAATCTGCTGAGCCACAATTTTCTGTTGCTGCTTAGACGCACGAATACCTGCAAAAAGAGAAGTGGCGGCCCCGATAAGGGGCACGCCAACATTTGAAAACTCATCACCCATCTGATTCAGTTTTAGGAGTTAAACCATGTTTAGCTATATCCAAACGATGAGCGTTACGCAACTTAGAACGTGATTCTTGCTGAGCCTGCCAAACATCCGCAACATCAACACCGCGGTCACGCTCAATAGGAACAGTCCAAGAAGGATTTATCTCACCATCAAAGAAAGAACCTTCAGGCATATTCTGTGAAGACACAGGAATACCACGTTCGGTAAGTTTCATCATTTGAGAAGGAGTATACGCCAAATTCTGACGAGTACGCAAGAAAAGGCCATCAGCAACACAATGCGACAAACGACCTGTAGATACAAATTTCTCTTTCATAATTATTCAAGTTTAGGGATACCATACAACGGAATAGGCTCTTTAGCCTGATAATCAAAGTATACTTGACCCATCCAAACGTCTTCGTTCGCGGCAGTCACCGTAAATATTTGATTAGTCTGAGAAGGGTCAACCAAAAGAAAAGATTCAGAAAGCTCCGGAGCAACATCAAACACACGATTTACCAAGAAATTACGCAAAGACGTACGCATTTGACCATGAACCTCATCAACACGAGAAATATACTCATACCAAGCACGCTGATACCCGAACACAGTAGACAAATCCTTTCCGGCTGCTTTAGCCTGAATAGGACAAACCTCACGATAAGTTATCGGCTGGTAACCTATATGGCCAAACTCAGGGAAGAAGTAATCAAGAACGTTGTCACGCATGAAATACTTCGGAAGCAACTGAGAGTAATTCGGAACAGGAACCACAGAAAGTATACCAATAATCCAACCAGGCTCATCACAGTAATGACGAATAGAATGCTTAGACGTACCAACACAAGACAACTGACCAGCATAAGAACCAAGTGGAGAATCTTCTCCTCCTTCTGTAGTCTGAGTTACCATAGTAGGCATCACATCCTGAGTGACACCACCAATAAACTCGGGCATATCAAGCTCATCAAAACGCACATTTACATCATAATGGCCTTTAATAATGTCCTTCAAACGATAACCTTTACGCATATTGGTCTCCAACCAACGTTGCAACGCATTCACATTACGGAAATCATTAATGGAGATACCAGAGGTCGCAAAATCAATTAAAGTACGATACTGCGACACAGGCATATCCGACGTATTAGCCTTAAATTCCTTCACTGTACCATCTTCATTCAAATCAACTTGCGCAGTGAAACTCTCACCCGTCTCAGCATCCGTAAAAGCAAGAGAAGAAATACCGTTATTAGAAACAATACCAACAAGAGGCGCAATACCTTGTTGCGGAGACTGTACAGCAGTAGTCAAAAAATCTTGTTCCCAATTAGCATAATGAAGTGAATAAACATATTTATCAACACCACCATCCTGCGAAGGAATCCACTTATTATACTCAGGCTGGCCATCAATCATATACGGATTATTACGTTGGTCACGATAAAAAGCATTATATATACTTTCATACGCACGGAAAGGAAGCGCAGAAATATTAACACCTTTAACACCTTGCTTAGTCCACGGACACTCATTAAAAGTAATATCACGAACTCCGGATATATCTTGCGTAGAAAGAACAGAAGTAGGAGCGATAATAGGAGACCACAGAACACCATCAGTCAAAGGAGAGGTTTCAGGAATTCCACTCGAATTCAAAAACAGTCCAGTACCTTCACCTTTATATTGAAATTCATCAAAAGTAGAAGTAAAAAGTTCCTTAGTACACAAATAACCACAATCCAAACGCATCAATTTAAAAGTATTCAAACCTTCATCATACGTAATACCAGAACAAAGGGAAGACAAATCTTTCTTAAATGTATAAGAAACCGAAAAATTACCATCACTGATATGAGAAACATTCGCAGATGCAGAAGTCAAAATATTAGAAAGAACAGTACCGGAAATAGGAATCCAAGAGAAATTAGTATCATCGCCATTAGGAGTAATAGGATACATATAAAAACGAACTCGTTTTTCACGAACCGTACCTTCATTTATAATACCAGAAATCTGAAGACAAACAGCAGCTTGACCTACATGAGCAGAAAAAGCGTCAACCAAATCCGCCAAACTACCAATAGTAAAAGCAGGATCATTATACAATTTAGAATACTGAAACGTAAGAGAATTAACAGAAAGGCTCTTCAAATAATCCGAAGTTATATAACCATACGAAAGAAACGCCAAATTATCCGAAAGAAACAAATCATCAGGGCCATAATCAGACAAAATATTGTCCTCCAAA